ATGCGTCGCAACATTCATATTCTAAAAAATCATTTTTGGGTAACGGTTTCGATGGTTGTTGCCCTGCTGGTGGGTGCTGCCGTTGTGTACGGATCGACTTTGCCAAATTCTTGGTATCAAACCCGCTTAGCCAAAGCAACGAATACAAACGCAGCAGGGACGGCGACTGTTTCAGCGGTTGCCTATACGTCAAACGATCAGGAAAAAACAGCCTTTTTGAAAGTGAAAGATGCTGTCGTAACAGTTCAAAACTTACAAAAATCTGCTTCGCTTTCAGATGGTGCGGATGCCTTTGATTCACAAAACAAGAAGACGGATAGCTCAAATTATGAAACGGCTTCTGAGGGTTCTGGTGTGGTACTACGTGCTTCTAACGGAACCGCAGACATTATCACAAATTACCATGTGATTGAAAGCTCGGCCAAGATTCAAGTAGTGGATGCCAATGGTGATAAAGCCACGGCTACCATTATTAAATCGGACGCTAACCAGGACTTGGCCTTAATTCGGGTGAAGTCCGCAGCCTTCAAGCAGGTGGCCACCTTGGCTAATTCTGACAAAGTCGTCACTGGTCAAAACGTGATGGCCATCGGTTCGCCGTTAGGAGCGGCCTACTCATCGACGATGACGAAGGGAATCGTCTCCCAGGCTAAGCGCTCGTTAACTGCTAGCGAAACTAACAATCACACGGTTTCGGTTATTCAAACGGATGCCGCCATTAACCAGGGAAATTCCGGTGGTGCGTTGATTAATGAATCGGGCCAGGTAATCGGGATTGCTTCCTCAAAAATTACGGCCTCCGCACAAAACACGAATATCGAGGGGATGGGCTTTGCCATTCCATCGAATCAAGTGGCTGCGTTCATCAAGTAGCTAGAAGAAAAAGAGGGGCGGATTCCTTAGGAATCTATTTTAACTTTCAAGGCATTGCATAGGGTCTCAAAAAGCCCAGTGTAAAGCCTTTTTTATTTTTCAGCTTTCACTAAATAGCATGGTTTTTCAGACAAAATGACACAAAAAGGGACACAAAAACAAACTCGATGATTGGGTGATATGACGGCGGTTATGCCGTTTTTTATTTGGAAAACATACATAAAAAGGAACACAAAAGTAAACGATTATTAGAAAATGTTTAATAAAGCTCTATTATACGTTGACTTTTCGTTTTGCTAGGGTTATCATACATACATAAATTGATTGTCTTGTAGTTCAGTTGGTAGAACACCGCACTGTTAATGCGAAGGTCGCTGGTTCGAGCCCAGCCGGGACAGTATTGAAGTCACTTTCAGAGTGGCTTTTTTCATTGCAATAAAAAAACGCCATAACTTATGACGGATTTTGTTGATCATTTAATTTTGTTACAAAAATACTAATCATATCACTTCCATGAACTTCACCATCGGGAACGTTACACCATGGGCAAAAAATTAGTCTAACATTGTCTGTATCAGATTCAGACCAGTCATGTACGGTATATTTATATGGTTGCCCACAGTTCTTGCAAATTGCCTTAACTAGGTAGTTGTCATTCGAATTGTTAGTCATTAACTGATACCTCGTTTACTTTCTAAGGCTTAGTGTACTATAAAAAATACCCAAGTCTCAATAAAGAAACATGGGTATTTTTTTCAGTTTGTTAAAATAATTATTCCTCGAAGGCATCGATAACTTGCTTAACGACGTCTTTTGTTCCATCAGCTACTTTTTTGCCAGCCTCCTTAGTATCGTCAGCAAACTTCTTTCCTGCTTCCTTTGTTTCAGAAGCAAACTTCTTAGCATCGGATTCGAATTGTTCCTTCTTGGCATCGAACTTTTCTTCAAATGACATGGGCATTTCCTCTTTTCAGTTTTTCTAAAGTCAGTATACACCTAAATAAAAATAGTAGATGGTTAAAAGATAGTTATTCTAGTAATCCTGTTGAAATGGCAGTAAAATAATGTCAAAGGAGAAACTACTATGATTAAAGTTTCCGAAGCATACAAGGTGATTGATTCATTTGAAAACCCACTAAACAAGCAGGAAGAGTTTAGCAACAAAGAAAACTTTCATGTTAAGAATAATTTTATTGAGTATCATAACCAAAAGGAACACTGGCTTGCTTGGTTGGACTCAAAAGCGCCCACAGCGGACTTTAAGGACGTTTACGTGTATATTCGCTGTGCTCCCATGTTGAGTTACTTAGCGGACGGTTTGGGGCTTGATACGGACGATTTTGTTACTTACATTCAGCACGTCAAAGGGATTAACAATTCTAATGCTGTTGTTGAGTCACGTATGTTTCGTGAAGCCTTTCCGTATTCCGTAATCGAAGAAGCCATGAAAAAGAAAATGTAATCGAAGGGGTGGTGATTTGCCACCTCTTTTTTGTTACATAAAGAAAAGCCCACCATGGTGGCCGACTTGTTAATTAGTATTGCTAAGCATTTACTTTTGTTTTGCTAACCAGTCTGTCTGAAAGATAGCATAGCAATCAATGTTTACCCACTTTCCTTCGTAAAATGCCTCATCTTTGAGAGTGGCCTCTTTGACAAAACCAGCTTTATTATACGCCTTGACAGCTCCAATATTAAATGGGTAAACCGATAACTTCACTTTATGCATGTTAAGGTTATTGAAAGCGTAATCCAAAATCAAATTGAGTGTCTCTTGACCATATCCCTTGGCACGGTCTTCCTGTTTTGGAAAGCCAATACCAAGTTCACAAGAATGATTCCGAATATTGAAATCGAATAAGCTAACAAAACCAATTAAGCTATCGTCGATGACCTTACGCACTGTAAATTCGACAAATTCATTACTCTTGGATGCTTTACGAAAAATACTTTCCCAATCTTGTGCCGTCAATGGGTGGATCATATCCATTGACAGTGGATTAACAAAATCATTATCCCATTGCCAGCTTGCGAAGTTTTCTCCGTCTGAATCGTGGTAATGTGACAATTTGACGTTTTCACCTATGAACATATTAATCTCCCCTAATCTAATGTTTTTTTAATATATCGTATTTGTAAACGATTGTAACACAATCTGAACAACCGTACCTGAAAGTACGCCTGTGTAATCAGATAAATAGACATAATAAAAACCCCTGACCTAGTCGTCGGAGTTTTTTTTGTTTTGTTGTTCTTCTGCTAGCGCAGTTTTAGTAATGATATTAATACTTTCATTTTTCAATTTATTTGATATTTCTTTCAATAATTTATTATGTTCTAAACTTTTATTAGAAGCTACGTAAACTAAATTATCAATAATTGTTAGCAATTGTGACCTCAAACTAATATCACTGATTTGTTCATTAAAATTAAGTTCTGTTTCTGTTGACTCCTTATTTAATGTATTTAGGTAAATAAGAATTGGGGTAAGTTGCTCTGACTTTATGCGGTCTTGTCTGGCTTGCCATTCTCTGTTTAATTGTTGTCCTCCGTTTTCATCAAAGCGCGAAAGAAGTTTATCTAATTCGCTTTGATCAATTACAGGAATTTCTTTATTTTCATTTTGACTTGAGAATATTCCGTCCATTGCATGACGATAAGGGCTTGTACCCTGCAAATAAGCAACATCTACGTTGAAAAAGTCCGCGAGTTTTTGCCATGTTGCTAGTTTGGGTTCACGTTCGTTTCTTTCGTAAAGTGAAATAGCTTGGGTTGAAATACCCAAGTAGTCCGCAAGTTCACCTTGGGCTATATGTTTATTTTTTCTTAATTCTTTAATTCTATTCATGGCTTAATTATAAATTAAAAATAACTAATAACAACAAAATGATTATATTTCTATCTAAAATTAAACTTTTTGTTGATTTATATTGATGACGATGCTATATTTATTTTGTTGATTAAACAAATTGTTGAATTTTTATAGGAGGCGAACAATTGCCAGTAATTAGTAACGATATGGCCAAGGCCATCAAAAGACAACGGGGCGAACTTAATTTAAAAGTGAGTGATCTAGCAGAGCAGACAAACTTGTCACGCTTTACCTTGTACCGTGTTCTAAATAGTACAGGCGAATACGTGACAAACAAAACCTATAATTCACTAAATGAATGGTTATTGAAGGAGGAAACAAAATGATGGCATGGATATTTCAATTCATAGGATTGTTGACTGTTATAGGTGGCGCATTTGTCACCGGACTTACGATTGGAGCGGAACTGAATGAAAAATGACACAAAAAAAGCCCTTGAACGAAAGTTTGGCGACCGAGTTCAGGGACTGAATAAAGATATTCAACAAGATTATATCATTTTGTCGAGTGAAGGTTAATAGGAAAGGAGGTTTAGTTTGACAGAAGAAAAAAAGTTACCGCCCTTTATTTACTTAGATGATAAAGACAAGGAAAAGGTTGATCAGCATAAAGTTGTTGAGATTATTTTAGACAAAACCAAATTTTTCAATACAACAAAACATTTAGCTGGCTATTATTACAATGGTCAGTATTGGGAACAACTAAAAACTCGTGCCGTCCGTGATACGTTTTTAAAAAACTTTACTAGTCGGTTATTGAAAGATTATGTTACCTCTAAGTTACTTCGTGACATTTTGGAATTAGTTTTAGCTAGGTCTTTAGATGACCAGAAGGCCTTAAATTTTGAAAAACGAAAGTCATTCGCGTCTTTCAAAAACACAGCGGTTGATGGGGACTCAATGGAGTTTGTTCCGAATAGCCCATACCTTTATTTATTAGGTGGTTTTGATTTTGAAATTAAAAAAGGAGATTGTGACAAAACAAAGGCATTATTTGAGTCAATTTTAGGTGAAAACAGTCAATTTATGATTGAGTACGTTGGTTCAATGTTTCATCGAACCTATCGACCATTTCAATATATGGTCATCATACAAGGTAAAGCCGGTTCAGGTAAGTCTTATCTTGTCGAGTTAATTCGTAATGTGCTTGGTAAAGATATGACAACTAGTTTATCTTTGGAGCAAATCTCGCAAGACAAGTTTATGACAGCCAACCTTCTAGGATCGTATGCCAACATCAAAAGTGATTTGAACAATGATTTTATCCCAACGTTTGAAGTTATCAATAACTTGACCGGTTCTGACTCTCTTCAAGTTCAGTTTAAGGGAGAAAACAGTTTCGCTTTTGTTAATCATGCGAAATTACTTTTTACTGCTAACGAAGCCCCATCAATTAAGGTGAATGAAGGAATTCGTCGACGGGTTAAAATCCTCAACTCTAAAGCACCAAAGCATGTTGTCGAAAAAAACGAAGAGACAGATTATTCAAAATATATGGAAGAACGTTCAGCATTTGTGTACTTTGCCATGTCTTCATACATGAAGGCAAAACAGATTGGAGATATGAAAATAACACCAGACATTGAAAACACGACAAAAGAATGGTTTGTTAAAGGCGATGTTGTAGAAAACTGGGCTAATGAACACTTACAAAGTGATGAAAATATAAATCAAAGAAAAGACTTTATCTATACCATGTTTTCTCAAGATTTAATTTATGATGGAGAAAAAATTACAACCACTAGGCAAAAATTTTATAGGCGACTAGAAGAAATAGGATATACCTTGAGTAAGTCGAGGTCTTCAACATCAGGAAATGATGACACATATGACAAAGGAACACCTGCTAATAGAATTATGGGATTTAAGTATGTTCCATAAAAACTGAATATGTTCCAGAAATGTTCCGGGCTTTTACGTTGGCACTACTGGTTTGTTCCAGATGTTCCATAAATTATTAAGTTATAACGTATAGAAAAAATAAATAAGAATAAATATATATATAGTGAGTCACACTTTTTTGGAACTTTCGGAACAACCGTTGATATATAAGCATTTCTGTTGGAACATTCTTGGAACAAAACCGGAACAATGCGTATATAACCGGAACACTAACACTACACAAAGGGGAAATAACCATGAACCAATCAATTAAACAATTAAACTCACTATTTGATGAACCTGTATTTGTAGAAGAGGGTAAAGACTTAAGGTTAGCAACACCGGATGCTATGAAACGATTGAAAGAGTTAGCAATGAAAATGGGGTGCAAGTCATGAACAAGCTGGACAATTTAGACATGTTGGAAATCAAGGCAACAATTGAAAAGGAATTAGTCAACCAGACACGATGGATTATTGGTTCGCAAATTGTAACGGTAATTATCGTAATGATCATCATGAAACTGTCTAGGGGGTAGCCATGGCTGATGAAGTAGACCGTAAGTTTAAGATGTATTTTTCTGGGATTTGGCAACATAACCTAGACTGGCGACACTTTGAGTTAGACCACCAACGAGCGCCAACTGATGACAATATTGGTGGTGGCAGGTTGCAGAATGTAAACGTGGCTAAGAACGCTGTAGAGTCTAAAGTAGCCCGTAAGATAGATGACCCCATCGTTCATGACTTGACGATGCGGATTGAGTCAATGGAACATTTTTTGCAGATACTATCAGACCGTGACATCAAGATGTTAGAGTTGCGATTTAAGAAGAACCCGGATAAGTGGGACATTGTCGAGTCTAAGTTGTTTCGGTCAGCAAGGCGTTTAAGTGCCGACCTAAAAAGAATTAAGGCAGAGTACCGAAACGGTATTTATTGGATAGATTAAAAGGAGAAGATACATGAAACAAGAAGAGAAGTTTACTGACCTTGAATTGATGCAACAAGCAGTGATCCAAAAGTTACAGGAAGATAAAATTGAGATGGCTCATGATTGTCAACGACATTTTACATTGTCACAGACACTGGCTAAGTTGTTTGGGTTGCTTGGAACAAACGTTCCTAATGTGATACGTGGAGACTATACAACACACCCAGTATCAGAAGAGGAACGCAAGCGAATTAAGCGTGAAATTAATGAAGGGTTTAAAGAAGACATTATCTAGCCTGTGGATAACTAAAAGCCTGTTGACAGTGTCCTTTTCTCGTCCCTTTAACAGCCCGTTTAACCCATAGAAACATGGCATAATTGTAGTATGGAATGATAAGCGGAGGTACGTAATGAGATTACATCGATGTGCCGAAGTTGGTTGTCGTGAGTTGATTAAGTTAGGACATGATTATTGTGACCAACATTATCAGACAAGAATGTCTGCCTTTGATAAGAAACGTAAGCGAGACCAAGAGTTAAGTAGTCAGACCTTACGAGGACAACATGAACGTTATCGTTACTTCAAGAAATACAACGAAGAGGTTCGTCCAGAGTTAGGTCATGAGTTTTATCAGTCTAAAGAATGGGAAAAGATTAGTTTATATCTCAAGCAACGTGACATGTACACAGACGCTGTTGATGGTCGAGTGTATGACCAAGGCAATTTAATTGCTGATCACATCGTTCCTCGTCGTTTGTTGAAGACGAAAGCCGAACAGTTGGACATGTCGAACCTATGGCTACTATCTCGCTCTCATCACAGCCACAAGACGGCTATTGAACAAAAGCTATCAGACAGTCAGCTCAAACACGTTAATCGTGAATGGTGGATAAAAGTATTGAAGGATTGACTCGGTCAGTCCTTTTTTTATTTGATACCCCCCGCCGTTTACGTTCGTCAGGGGAGCACATACCAGGGCTGCCTTCCTCTTTAAAACAAACAATTATTTTTTCGTTTTTGGAGGGCTGACCAATCAGATTAGAAAGGAGGTATACAATGCCAAGAAAAGCAAAAATTACAACTTCTGACAGCGATAGAGCCTATCAACGTCAACGAACAGAAGCCTTGAAAGAAGCTAACTCAGAAATGGCCAAGCTATCAGAAAAACCACCTCTTCATTTAAAGGGAGTGGCTAATCAATTGTGGGCAACGCTTGTTCCAGAGTTGAACAAGTTGGGATACATTACTAGTTCTGATAACTCGACTGTTGAAGCTTTTTGTATTAATTACAGTGTCATGCGTGAAGCTTACGATAGTATCAAAGAAGTAGGTGCTATCTATGAAAATCAAGGTCGATATTATAAAAACCCAGCTACTGCTGTATTGAACGATGCAACAGGTAAGGTCAAGTCCTTAGGTGGAGAATTAGGATTAAGTCCAAGTTCTCGGGCAACCTTGATTGAGCGAGCGAACGATGGTGACTCATCCTTAACTGGTGATGATCTAGTCAAAATGTTTGGTGATAGCCAATGATTGAAAAATATCAAGATGTTATCAAGGAATACGGATTAGAAGAACCAACGATTCATTACTGTGTGGATGTTCTTAATGGAAAAATCATTGCTGGAGAGAAAATTAAGTTAGCCTGTGAACGGCATTTGTCGGATTTACAACGAGTTAAAAGTGACCCAACGTTTCAATATATTTATGACTCCGAACGAACACAGCGAGTAATTAAGTTTAGTAGCTTGCTTGTTGATTTGGAAAGCCGTGAGCCCTTCAAAATAAGCCCGTATGAGTCTTTTATAGTTGGGCTACTGGAAGGTTGGGTCGAGCCTCAAATGCACGGTAAGCGTTTTGATAGGGCAATTATTTCAATGTCCCGTGCAAATGGTAAGACTGCCATTATGGCGTTAATTAGTTTGTACAACTTCCTGTTTGGTCAACCTAAAACAAATCGCCAATTGGCGGTAGCAAGTGCAGATACGGCACACGCTGATGCGTTGTTTAAGTACATGTCGAGCCAATGGGCAAACTTAGCAGATGGAACGTTCTCAAAGATGGCCAAGCAGTGGGGAATTGAATATAACCAACGTGAAATGCGAATTAAAAGCCAGTCAACGACCATGAGAAAACTAAGTGCTTCATCCAGTACCACTAGTGACGGAATTGGTCACTTTAGTTATGCGGTTGTCGACGAATACCATTTGTTTAAAGACCGGTCGTTTATTAATTCGATTACATCAGGTCAAGCATTCTTGCCGGGGTCACAAACTATTTTCATCAGTACCAGTGGGACAGATGTTAGAAGTCCAATGTATGCCGATTACAAACGTTATAGTTCATTCCTTAGTGAAAGAACATGGCAGAAGATAGATAATATTTTGTTCCTTGCTTGGGAACAAGATAGCGATGATGAGGCCTTTGGAAATCCTGATTTATGGCAAAAATCGAATCCTCTTTTTGAATTAGCTAGTAAAAAACAGTCAGCGATTCCCAAACTAACAGCAGAGCGAGATGAACTTAATTCTCAAGGTCGTTTACCTGATTTTTTGGTAAAGAACATGAACCGTTGGCAAAATGCCAAAGAGAACGCCTTTTTACCTGTTGATTTACTAAACCAAGCGATTATATCAGACTTTGATATGGCTGGTAGAGACGTTTATATTGGTTTTGATTATAGCCAAACAAACGATGATACAGCTCTTGCTTTTGTATTCCCATATGCTGATGAAAACGGTAACCAGAAATACCATTTATATCAACATTCTTTTATTCCACTAGCCAAACTTGGGACAATTGAGGCAAAAGAACAGCGGGACGGTATTAATTACCGTGATGTTGAAAGTAAAGGGTTTGCCACGATTACACGAGACAGGTTCGGATTAATTGACGAAGATGAGGTGTTTAACTTCATGTTGTCATTTATCGAAAGGTACGATCTCAACGTAAAGGCCATTCTGTACGACCAATGGGGCGCTGGAAAGTTTATTAGACGACTAGATGAGGTCAAAAACGAATATTTAATCATACCGGTTCGTCAAGGTATCAAATCGTTAAATGAACCAACGAAGTTTTTGCAGACATCATTTGTTAAAAATCAGATAACCATGTTTGACGATAGCGCTATGTTTGGAGCATTGGCCAATGCAGTCATTGTTGAAGATAATAACGGTATCAAGATTGATAAACATACTAATAGCGCAAAAATCGATATTGTCGATGCTGTAATCAACGCTTTATATGAAGGTATGTGGTATTTTACGCAATTTAGCAATGCACCAGAAGATAATAGCAAAAGCCCGTTTGTTGGCATGTCCCAAGAAGAAATTAACGATTATTTTACGAAAGAGTTTTCATTTTAGAAAGGAGTGTAATATGCAAAGTTTAGGTAAGTACTTACCATTTATCTTGATTGTATTAGGTATGCTTGCCATTTCCTATAGTGCGATGATGATTTCAATGGCCTTAGGTTGGCTGGTAGTTGGTTTGAGTTTATGTACGGTTGCTTATATTCTTTCTCCTAAAGGAGGAAAAGTATGAGTCTAAAAAATCCATTTGAAAGACGGCAGGTAATTACAACCAGTAGTTACTTGCCTTTTATTATGAGCAGTTCAGGAACATCAATTGTCCCTAATGAATTAATTGGGGCAGAACGTGCTTTGAAGAACAGTGATTTGTACAGTGTCACGAGCCTGATTAGTGCTGATGTAGCCGGTTCTAGTTTTGTTGGTAATGATAAAAAGGCGTTGTCACTATTAAATAAACCAAGTCAATTGACTAATCGTTATAACTTTTGGCAGACAATGGTTTTAGAGTTGCTATTGTCAGGTAATGCTTTTGCCATTATTGGCAAAAATGAGTTGCGATATGTTCCTAGTCAGTCCGTTGTAATTGATTTAACAGACGATAAGTTAACTTATCAAGTGAACCCATTTGGTGACTACCAAGGTGGTAACTATTCGTCCGATGAGGTCTTACATTTTAAAATCATGACCTATGGCATGAATGGGCAAGAATTGGTAGGACATAGCCCATTAGAAAGCTTGACCAGTGAAATTAGTCAGCAAGAACGGGCTAATCGTTTATCTTTGGCAACACTAGCACAAGCTATTAATCCAACGTCCGTTATTAAAGTTCCAGATGCAGTATTGAGTCCCGAAGCAAAGGACAATGTCCGTAAAGAGTTTGAAAAAGCAAACACTGGTAATAATGTTGGTCGCAGTCTTGTATTAGATCAAAGCGCAGATTTTCAAACTATTTCAATCAATGCAGATGTGGCTAAGTTCCTAAACAATGCGACTTATCAACGTAGTCAGATTTCTAAGGCTTTCGGTGTTCCCGATAGCTATTTGAACGGTCAAGGTGACCAGCAAAGCAACTTAGAGATGATTCAAAGTATGTATGTCAACGGTCTTAATCGTTATATCGAGCCTATCGTGAGTGAAGTACGGGCCAAGTTTAGCCCTGATATCAATCTAGACATGAGTAGTATTTTGGATTATTCAAACGCTATTTTTAAGCAGGACGTATTGAACTTTGTTGATAAACAGATTTTAACTGCCGAGCAGGCACAAAAGATTTTAATTGATAAGGGGGTAATTACTTTATGAAAAATAAAGAAATTCGCAACTTGTCACTTTCAGAAGTGCAGTACCGGAATAGCGATAATCAAAACTTTGTCGGGGTTATCTCTGGTTATGCAGTGGTCTTTAATAAGGCTAGTCAAAACCTAGGTGGATTTGTTGAATACATTGAACCAACGGCTTTTGATGGTGTTGATATGTCCGATGTAGTCGCTTTGTATGATCATGATTTCGCTAATGTATTGGGCAGAACATCTGCCGATACGCTAAAACTAACCATTGATGAACAAGGTTTGTATTTCGAGTTAAATATCCCAGATACAACTGTTGGACGGGACGTTTATACCAACATCCGAGCAGGTAACCTTCAAGGTATGAGCTTTGGTTTCACGGTTGTTAGTGATAGTTGGCAAAACGGAAGTGATGGCGTAGCCATTCGACAAGTTGACTCAATTGGACAACTTTTTGAAGTCTCTGTCGTCACCATGCCGGCATACCAGGATACAAACGTTGAGGCTATTCGGTCGTTAAGAATGGTTGCTGATAAGCAAAAGATGTTGTTATTGCTAGATGTATATGAAAAGGAGAATGCAGAATGAAAACGTCAGAAATTGAAGGACAAATTAAGTCCTTGAAGAAACAGGAAGCAGAAAAAATTAATGAGGTTCGCACATTGGCAAACAGTGATCAGTCAGATGTGGCTGATGTACAGGCTGGAATGAAGGAAGTAGAAGAATTGCGCAGTCAATTGGCTAATGCTAAGAAAGAACTAGAAACGGTTCAACGTGCAAAAGAGCTACTTGATGATGAAGCAAAAACAGAAGAAAAAAAGGAGTCCGAAGACATGAAAATTAACCCTAACCAAGAACAAGAAACTGCAGAAGTACGTGATTTTATCCATTACCTAAAGACTGGTGAAAAGCGTGATAACGGAATGACAACAGTAGATGCCGGTGTTGTTATCCCAAAGGAAATTTTGAACGTACAAAAAGTACCAACTGACAATCGAAACTTGGCCTCATTGGTAAACCGAGTAATGGTTTCATCTGGTATGGGAACATTGCCAATTCTGCAAAAGAACACGGCACGCTTGACGACTGCCGAAGAACGAGCAGAAAATCCAGAAATTACTAAGGCTATTTTGAAGAACGTTGATTATAAGGCACTCACGTATCGTGGCGCTTTGCCTTTGTCTATGGAAATGATTCAAGATGCACCTAATCTAAAGGAATTGTTGAACACTTATGTACAAGAAGCCAAGGAATTGACGGAACAGTACCAAATTGGTCAAGTTTTGCAGACTGCAACGCCTGTTAAGGCAGGGTCAGCCGATGAGTTGAAGACGGCTTACAATACTGGGCTGGCTAACTATAACCGCCAATGGGTTGTGACAGAGTCATTTTACAATGCAATCGATTTGTTGAAGGACGCTAACGGTCGTTATCTGTTGCAAGATTCGATCTCTTCTGCAACTGGTAAGTCATTGTTTGGTGCAAATGTAACGGTTGTATCTGATGATGTTCTGGGCGGTGGAGCAAAGGGCTTTGTTGGTGACCCTAAGGCCTTTGTTCTTGAGGCTTTGCGTTCTGATGTGTCAGTAGAGTGGGATCACAACGAAAACTATGAACACATTCTTGCTGTTGCTTTGCGTGCTGACTTTAAGCCAGCAGATACAAACGCCGGTAAGTTTGTTTCATTTGGCGAAACAGGTAAGTAATTGTCCATAAGTGGACAACATAAACATTCCCCAGTAGTGGGGAGTACATATATTGAAGGAGAACAGCAATGAATATTGTCACTAAAGAGGAATTAGCTAAAGAATTGAATATCGACTTAACACTAGATGAAATGAGCACAATAACATCATTAATTGAGTCTGCTAAGGCTTTGATTAGTTCAGCAATTAAATTAAACGTCACTGATGAACAGTTATTAAAAATTAATGGTGAGCTATATAACCGGCTGATTAAGACATTGGCAACGAGCTTATACTATGACCGAGAGCTAACGTCAGGATACTCAAAAGGAACGATGATTATGTTGACGAATTTACGTTCAGAGGCGTTGGGGGTTAGTGATGAAGTATAAACCAAGTGATTTTAATAAGATTGTCCGTTTGGGGTCTATCGAGAGTGTTCCTAATGAAATCAATGGAAATCTTATGGAAACGTTTGTGGAAGACATGAAGCTACACTATGCACCAAAGACACGAACGATGACACAACAGTATACGCTGTTAGGAACGAAGCTAGAAGACACCATTTTAATTGTCATTAGACACAATTCTGCTGTACAGGATAAGATGCTGGCACAACTCCCAGACAATAAATACTATGAAATTGTGGGTATTAGTCCTGACGAATCGAACAACATTATTAAATATGACATTGTCACATTGAAATTAAGCCAAAAAGGAGTGGAGTGATGGAAAAACTGGAAGTAATGGAATGGCCGAAGTGGTTACGTCGTAATCAAGCCCACCGTTATTTAAGCGTTGCGGATAACACGTTTATGAAAAACTATGTAAAGAATGGAAAAGTTAAAGCTTATCCAACTGCTCATGGTATCCGTTATGATCGAGATGAAATTGATGAAGCCGTTCGTCACTATTACGACTAATGTTAGTCAGAAACTAAATATTGTGGAATAATGAAAGCGTGTTAGTTTGAAAAAACCACGCTTTTTTATTTTGACTTTTTACTCAATCATCAGAAGGAAGAATAAAAAATGCAAATCAAAGAAGTTGATAGCAGAAGTGGTAAAACGTATGAAGTAGTTGGATATTTAGGCCGAAATAAAGACGGTACTAAAGCAAGAGCAAAGAAGAGGGGATTTGACACAAAGAGAAGCGCAGAGCAATGGTTTAATAATCAAAAATTACTGTTTGAAAATGGCGAGAGTCGTTACAATAAAAAAACAACCCCCGATGTCATGACCATTCAGGAGTTGTATGATATGTGGCTAGAAACCTACCAGTACACTGTAGAAGAAAGTACACTTGGTAAAACGATGAAAACAATTGAATTACACATACTTCCCAAGTGGGGTAAGGTGCTCGTAAGTGACATCAAGCCAATTGATTTACAACGCTATATTAACACATTGCAGGGTCAGTTGTTGCACTATCGAAAAGTGGTCGCTCATTTGAAAAGGTTGGTTAGATTAGCCGTGAGAATGGATATGATACCAGTTGACCCATTCACTAAAGTTGAAATGCCAAAGCAACGAAGGAACAAAAATAAACCAAAGCAGTTTATGGATGTTGATGAATTTAAGGCTTTTATTGATGTATTAGATAATCAATATTGTAATGTAAACCGACAGGCTTATGTCTTGCTAAGGTTGGCCGCATTCACAGGTATGAGAACAGAAGAATTACTAGCCTTGCAATGGAAACACATTGACTTTAATGGCGGATATATCCACATTGTACAAGCGCTCGGAAGAGGCCTTAGAGGTGGAACGTACTTGAAGGAACCGAAAAGCGACAGTAGTAAGAGGACAATAAAAGTTGATAGTGGTATGATGTCCGTACTCGCTGATTTCTATGATAATAGTTCCAATAAAACAGAAGATGATTTTGTCTTTAATGTTCATGGAGATAAATTAAACATAGGCCGTCCGAATAAGTGGATGCATGATGTCAGCGAGCAGTATGGCGTGGCTGTTGGGTTATCTATGCACAAGTTACGCCATACTTGGGCAACGTTGGCTTTAGATCAAGGAGCCAGTATCAAACAGGTACAAACTTATTTGGGTCACGCTGATGTCTCAATGACATTGAATGTGTACAGTGATATTACGAAGCGAGCAAGTGATGAGACGGGTAATGTTCTCTCAAAACTAACATTAGAGGAACACAAAAAAGGGCACAAAGTGCCCTAG